TGCCGAGCTTTTCGAGCTTGAGGTCGAGCTGGCGGAACTTCGGTTTCGAGGCCGTCGGGGCGGTTGCCTCAGCAAGCCAGTAGGCTTGCACGCCACCCCAGCGCGAACCGGCGACGCGCGACGTTTCGTCGATCGCGTTGATGCGGATGCCGTTCGAGGCCGAGCTAATCGGAATCTTCCGCACGCGCGACGCGAGGACCGAGTTGTCGTACGCCTTCTTGAGGACCTCGCCGGAGAAGTCCGGCTGCATGAGGAACCCACCCTCGGAGGGTAGCGCCTCATTCGAGCCGAGCGCCTTCATCGCATAATCCGTGATGGTCACAAGGCGCTGGTCCATGTCGCGGGTCAGGAAGTATTTCGCGATGGCCTTGAGTTGCTCGCCCGCCGACTTGAACGGGCGCGGGAAGACTGGGGCGGGCGCGACCTTTTCCTCTTCCGCCTGGAACCCAGCCGCGGACTCGGCCTGCTTTTTCAGCATGGCGGCAATCTCGTCGATGGTCTTGCCCGTCGACTTCTGTGCCGTCTCGAGGCTGCCGAACCGTTCCTCGATTTTGGCAAGTTCTTCTGGAGTCATGGGATTGTCCCCTTTCGATTTCAATGCCGCGTCCTCGACATGCTTGAGGACTACGGGTACGGTAACCACAGAGGCCTCACCGGGAGCAATCGTTCCAGTCGTCGCGCCTGCCTTTGGCTCCTCGCCCTCTTGCAGCGCCTTCAGACCGGTTCGAATGTCCGGGTGCCTCTCGATAAGTGACTTGAGCGCGATGGCCGTCGCGCGCGGTTCAGCCGGGACCAGGGTCAGGCTCGCATCCAGACCCAGAGGCCAGCGGGTGATGCGTTGGGATTTGCCCTCGCGCTGTCGTTCGACCAAGTGCGCAGCCGTCGCGGATGACCAGCCGATGCGTCCCTTTTCCGCCATCTGGTATAGGAACTTCTCGTAGGCGTCACGCAAGGCGAGCTGCGCCTCGACCCAGATACCAAACTCGTCGGCCTTCAGGGAGGCGCGATCATCCAGGACCCTCCGCTTCATGGACTCGTCGAGGCCGTGCTCGTAGAATGTCAGGGTCGTCTTGTGCGGCCCGAAGTCCGTGGCGGCCGTGAAGAAATCGCCCTCGATGTCCGGGTCATTGGCCGTCGAGAACCGCACCAAGTAGCCGCCGACACGCCCCGATCCGAGTGCCTTGACCTCGGTCCCGCCGAAGACGAGCGTATCGTCCAGGGATTTCGCCTCGACCCATTCCTGCTTGACTGGCATCCATTTCTCGCGGGGTGCCAGGGTCGGCTCGCCCGCCGCATCCAGCTTGAAGGGGACGCGCCAGTTTCCATCGCCGTAATGGACGATGGCCTCGGCATCGCCGAGGGTGATGACCCAACACTCGGACGGATAGGCCGGTGAAGGGGCTGGTGACGTCATAGCATCTGCCTCGATCAGCTTCGCGCGTACCTTATCCATGAGCGCCACGAAGTCGTCGACTTTCTTTTCCTCGACGGCCTTCTCGAAGGAAATGAATTTGATATCGTGGTCCTTCAGCCAAGCGCGCGCCTCTTCCGGCGTGAACTTGTCGACCGGGAAGCGGTAGGCTTGCGTTTCCATTGCGTCCTTGCCGTCCTTCAATTTGCCGATGATCAGGCGGACGCCGTTGGGCAATTCCTTCGACCGCATACTGTCGGCCTCGAAGTCGCCTGGATCCAGCACTCTTGCCGCATGCTCATTTGGGTAAGGCATATCTACCTCCTACAAGTCCAGGTCGCGGATGAGTTTGTCGATCCACGCCTGATAGATGCGCGTGATGTCCGCCAGCTTTTCGTATGCAACATCGATCAACTTACGCCAGCCGATCTTCGCCATGCGCGCCGACTGGTAATCGGGGTCCGTCAGATATTTCGCGTAACTCGCCCGGTTGCCAATGACCACCCCATAGCTCGACGGCTGGACATAGAACTGTGAACCGTACTTCTCGGATTTTCCAGTGTTATGTCCCTTCGATGTTTCTGTACCTCTCCCGCGAATGTAGAATGGATAGGGTGGCGCATTCGCCCCTGTCGCAGGCGGGTACTTGCGCAAGCCCTGAGTCTCTAGGATGGTCGTGCCCGACTCGTGACCGGCCATGACCATGTACTGAACGATGTTTCGCGGGAAGCGTTCGAGCGCCCCGACGATCTTGTCCATGCCCGAGAGCGTGAGGGTCAGGTCAGGCATTGCCGAGCCTCGTTGAAGAATCCGCCCAGCATCGACAATTCACGTGTGCTGGCGGGTTCTTGACTCGCATCCCGGCCACCTCCCATTCGCCGTTGAAGGGAACCTCTTGGCCCTCAAGCGCACCGCATACCTCGCAGACCCGATCATCGTTATTCGTGAACCACATCTTCGTCACTTCGACATCTGGGAACTGACGCGCCATCTCGTTCGCAGCGATCTGATTGCCCTCGGCGTAGGCCCGCGTGGTCTCGGTCACGGCGATGGTCATGGACCTCTGTTCGTTGAAGGGGATCATGTCCATCACATCGCGCAGGGTCGCGCCGGGTGTGAGCACGAACCGATTGAGCGCCGCGCGCAGGGCATCGGCCGTTGCGCTATCGAGGGAGGTCATCCAATCGGTGACATAGGTGGATGCGTATTCTGCCGCCTGGGTGTTGACAGCCGTGTAGTCGAGGCCAATCGCCGCGTTCTCCCCGAAGAGAGACACGCCGTCGACAACCGCCGAAGAGAACGCGCGCATGAAATCATTGGCCGGATTGCCACCCGCCGTGCGCCACCACTCGGGTGTGAGATCCTCGAGCAGCCATTCCACGCTCCCCAGGGTGGACTTGCCGCGCATGGATTCTGCGATGGCGAGTCTGGGTTCCAAGTATTCGCGCAGGGCGCGCCGCTGGTCTGCCCAATAGCGCAGAATGAGATTCGAGAGCGCCGCCTCGGCATCCTCTTTTCGACGGCGGCCGGGTTCGCGCGCGTCGCGGCGCTTCAGGGCAGGCGGCAATGGCAACCCGCGCAGCTCGAGGACGATGGCCGCCTGTCCGACCAGTTCGCGCAATTCGAGGCGCAGGTCTTGGTGTTGGTCTGTCATGCGGCCTCGCTCACGACCGTCTCGCGCAATGCGGCCGAGGCCTCAAGCAGTGCCGAGGCCAGCCGATCGACATCTGATTCGTTGGCTTGAAGCATCTGGCGTTCACGGGCGAAGAGTGCGCGCACAGCCTCGGCCGACTTCGCCTCCCGTAACCCCTCGGCAATCCGGTCGTGCTGCAGGGCTGTCAGCGCATTCGATTCGAATTCACGACCGCCCGACTTCCCCAGGCGACGCAGGGCAAACCGTTCCCAGGCACGCAGTTCGGCCGCAGAGGCCGCCTTGCCCCATTGGTCGCCGACCGCCACGTCCAGAGGCGGCACATCGACGGGCACATCGGCAGGCACGTCCGCGGCCGCAGGCTTCGGTGCAAACGGATTGACCTGGATGACGGGCGGCTTCGGTTCAGCCTGTTTCTTCTTGAGCGCATCCCATTGGTCTGCCGTAAGGTCGAAGCCGAGGATTTCCATTGCCAAGACCAGCGGCAATCCCGCCGTAACCAATTGCGCAAGCGATGTGCTCCGTTCCGCCTCGTCTTCCTGGAAGGCCTCGAGCGTCTCGGGCCTGAACTCCATGCGCAGGCCCATTGCGTCGAATACCTGTTCGTTCAAGACCTCAGCAATGAACTCGCACTCGGGGATACCCGTATGCGCAAGGAATGCCTTCTGGTCGACCATCGCCGTCGCGTTGGTCGCCGCGTCCGAGAATAGGAGGGTTTGCGGGATGCCCAGGGCGGCCGAGATGTCTTCCCTCTTTTCGCGGGTTAGCGTCTGGTTGTGCAAACCTTCCAATCCCTCGCCAACCGTCGTCGCCTTGATGGTGTCGGCGTTCACGACCTCGGCTTTCCACGCATTCTGCAGGCCGCTGATCATCTGCTGCCACCACTCGCGCAGCCGCTTGCGCTCCTGTTCCTGCGCAGACCCGGACACCGCCAGGATGGTTGCCTTGATTGCACCGCGCCGGAAGAACAACTCGGCGAATCTATCGACGCTATAGAGAACTCCCGCCGCGCTCATGGCCGCCTGCGCTGGTGACCGACTTGAAGGGCCGATCTCAACGTATGGGTCGGGTGCCCAGAAGTAGACGAATTTGTTCGGCTCGAACCGGCGCGGAATATTGCCAACGGCACGATTGAATGCGACCAATCCAGTCGCTGGGCTGAAAACCGGCGTCACGCTGGTTGGCAGCATGTAGCGCAGGTCCATCGGAATTGATGTCGTGCCCAGCGACTCACGGAACAGATATGCGCGCGCGGTAAGTGTGAGCGAGGCTTCGATCAACCACAACAGGCGCTTCGGGTTGGGCATGAAGCCGACCGCGTTTGTCCATGACGTGGAGTTGTCGAAATCCTGGTCGCCTTTCACAATGGCGAACGGCATGGATGACACTGCGTTCGCCCGGACATCGACGCCACGCCGCAGCCAAGCGATGTTCGCAAACAGATCGGACATGGATTGCGCCGTTTCGCCAGCCGACCCGACCAGCGTGGTCCATGCGGCCTCGGGGTATTGTTCGAGCGCGATAGACTTCTGGCCGTCAAAGTAAACGAGCCTTTGTCCAATCACGTTAGCAGCCACGTGCTCGCCTCCCGGCCTGCCCACGCCGCCAGAGCCAATGCCCAGAACTGATCCGCGTGATGCTTTTCATTTGCCTCTGTGTCGAACACGGCATTCTTCGCCGCTGTTGTCTTGCGCTTGATGCTGTGGATCTGATAACTCAGTTCCCGATCAAGGGGCAGAGCAAGGGCACCGCGTTCCATCTTCACCTTGAGTTCAACCGCCCACAGTTCCTTCGTTTCATTCGTAAACGTCAAACCCTCTACTCGCGACCCATGTGTCCTCGTCAGTTGTTCTGCCAGTTGCATCCCGATCCCCGTCTTGTCCACAAGAAAAGATGAGATGGGAAGCGTGCCGATCACCTTGTCAACAAC